GGGGCTGTTCGTAAAGATTGTACCTGAATTATCATTATGTTCATGTATTATGGACAAATCCTCCGTCTGGTATGGCAGTATCAATATCCTTGGCTATCCGACGGAAGAAGACAATATTATAAGAATTAAAGATATAAGACTTGCAGAAGAATTTTTGGATGTCATTTACAATAATGGCAATGGCAAGTAATACAAAAATGAAATCATAATGCAGCAGATATAAGGAGGACACCGGCTAAATGTATATTGTCAAATCACTTGTGATACATTATATTTCAGAATTTTAAGCATGAAAACAGCGAATGAAGACAGAAGCAGTTCAGCCGGACAAGGGCGGATATTGGCAGGTGGTCGAAAAAACGGATTGATTTTTTGGAGGGAGCGCAGTTTGCCGCCTGCCTTTTTCATTGTGTTTCAAAAAAAACGCCCTCCTATAGAAAATCAGAACAATCAGAACAGCATACGGACCGGTAGTTTCCTACTGTCTGTATGCTGTTCCTTTTTTGTTGTATCGACTTTTCCGTCGGTCGCTTGTTTCCGCTGCCGTCAGCCTTCCCTGTACAGACGTGAAAGGGGAAAGGTTTTCGGGCTGAATACGCTTTGCCTGCAAAGGAAGATTCTGCCCGAAACGGCACGGCCGCCCGACCTTTTCACTTTCAATGAAGTCTGTACTAACTTCATGGACGGCGAGGAAGCAGGCGGCTGCGAAATGGTTATTGGCTGTCAGAGCCGGAATGTGTGCGGCTCTGGCTTCTCTTTTCCATCAGTCTGTCCATTTCCCTTGAAATTTTTTCCTCCGTTATCCTGGCATATCCCTGTGTGGTGGAAATATTGGAGTGTCCCATCATCTTGGCTATGCTCTCGATGGATACGCTCTCTGAAATGAGCAGGACCCCGAACCCGTGCCGGGCCTGATGGTACGAAAGGTCATCGTGCCTGCCCAGGATCACGCCGATTTCCCATATCTCGTGCCAGATGGAATCCCGGCTCGGCAACGGGAACACGGGACTGTGCATGTCGGTGGTATTGTACAGGGCGAGTATCTGCTCGGCTATCGGGTGCAGGGGGATGAACGCTTCCACCCCGGTCTTCTTCCGGCTGATGCGGATGAACCGCCGCCCCTCCGCCGTCGTCCCGATATGACACGGATGGAGCTGCTTGATGTCGGCATAGGCAAGCCCGGTGAAATAGGAGAAGATGAATGCACGCCTGCCCAGTTCCGCACGTCCTTCATTCAGGGGCATGGCCAGTATCCTTTTCATCTCTTCACGGGTGACATACTTGTGCTTGGGCGCGGTTTTCTTCTCATATTCGACATTCTCCACCGGATTGGTGCGCAGGATCTCGTTGTCCACAGCAAGATACAAGAGGCGGTTCAGCCAGCAGAGGCAGCGGTTGGTCTGCGAGGTGCTGAAATTCTTGTTCCTGATAAGGAATGCCTTGTAGTTCCTGCCGAAGTCTTCCGTTATTTCTTCAAAGGCGATGTCCTTCTTCCCCAGTGAAGCAAGGTAGTCCGTCAGGTACTTCTGGAAATACTGTGATTGCCGGTAGGTGGAGGTGGAATTGATCTCCCTGCTCCGTATCCTGAGACGTTCACGCTCTATCTCGCCCATCCGGAGCAGGTGTGTCGGAACGACGAACTGCCTTGTCACCCGGTTCTTGATAATCTCCGCACTGACGACACCCTGCGTCCTCAGAATTTCCTCGTAAGTCTGTTCGATATACTTCCGGTACTCCTGCAGCCTGGCATTTTCCCTTACCGTGCGTATGGTCCCGGTTCGGGCGTTCCAGTCTTCCGGCTTGCAGCATATCCCGGTGGTGATGGCGGTGTTCCTGCCGTCTATGGTGATGCGGCACATGACCGCCGTGGTTCCGTCAGCCTTTATCTTGCCGCGGTTGATATAGAATAGTATGGAAAAGGTACTTCTCATGATTCTCATTGTTTATGGATTATAGAACAAGTTTCAAATCTCCGGTGGCTTCGATGAGCCTGTCCATGTCCTCGAAGAGCTTTTTCGGGGTGACGCGGGCATAGACCTGGGTCGTCTGTATGTTGCTATGCCCCAGCATGCTGCTGATGGTCTCTATCGGAACGCCCGCTTCAAGGGTGACGAGCGAGGCGAACGAGTGGCGTCCGACATGATAGCACAGGTTCTCCTTTATCCCTGCCAGTACGGCCAGCGCCTTCATGTGGTTTCTCATGCTCGGATAGTGGATCATCGGGAACAGCGTGTCCCTGCTGTCATCATGATATTTCTCTATCAGGGCGACGGCTTCCGGCAGCAGCTTCACGCTTGCGCGGAGCTCGTTCTTTTTACGGCGGTATTTCAGCCATAGCTTGCCGTCCTCGCCGGTGTACAGGTTTTCCCGGGTGACGGTCACGGCATCGCTGTAGGCGACCCCGGTATAGCAGGCGAAGAGGAACAGGTCCCTTGCCAGACGGTGGGTCGTGCGGTGCGGGGCTATCTCCACGTCACGGATTTTCTCGAAACTTTCACGGCTCAGTGCCTTGGGGGTCTTGACGGTCTGTTTCGGAAGGACATAGTGCTGGAACATGAACCGTTCGGAGTGTCCTTCCTGATAAGCCCTTTTGCACGTTTTCTTGAGAATTGCCAGGTAATGCCGTACGGTGTCCACGGCATACCCTTTCTCGTCAAGGATGAAATTCTCATAGTCGTGGATGAACTGTTCCGTAAGCTGCCCGAAGGCCAGGTCTTTCGTCTTGAATTTGGTTTCAATGAACTCGCGCATGGTACGGCAGGTAAAGTCGTATGCCGGATAGGTCCCTTTTGCCCGGTCTATCCCGATACGGCTCTTCACCTCATCCCTGAGGGCATCCAGCATTTTCATCAGGGTCATCTGCGTCTTCATGCTGCCCTGGAAGGCATCCTTGACGGAAGCGGCGTCAAAATCCCCCTTGCGTTCCAGAAGGGAATCGAAGGCGGCATTGATGTCAAGCAGCAGCTTGTCGATTTTCACATTTATCTCCACCGCCTCCCTGCTCTTGCCGTTCAGCCGGCTTTCACGGGGATTCCACAGCCCGGGAGTGCAGGAGAGCTTGCAGCTGAACTGCGCCATCGTCCGGTTCACGGTGATGCGTCCCATTATCGGGGCTTTGCCCGACTTGTCCAGTCCGCTCTTTTTGAGGTAGAGCAAAACCTTGAATTTTTCTACTTTCATACGCTTATAACTTTAGTTGCAAAATTACCTGTTTTATAAGCGTTCTTCGGTATGCAAAACAATGACAATCAGTGTAATATATCGGTGTTTTTAATTATCCGATTTGCTTCGCGTTACCTCGTTCCCTTTCGGTAACTGACCGGCTAACGGTTTGGTAACTGAACATCTTCAATAATCCCCACTTTCCTGCTTTTTCCACAAGTGGAAGAATATAGAGAAATGATTAGTTTCCAATGGATTACGTTATCCTTTCTTCTCGTTTCCGGTGCTCTGTTTGCCTATCTTATTCCATGTGGCGAGGCACAATTTCGGGACACATATCACGCTCTCGTTGGGTGTGCCTATCGAAACTGTCAGCCGCATGATGGGACACAAGAGCATTTCCACCACGCAGATTTACGCCAAAGTGACCGACCGCAAGGTGGACGAGGACATGAAACGGCTGAAAGAACAGACCAAAGGCCGGAAAATAAATCTCTACGAGGAGGACGAACCGGAAACGGCAGATATTATAACGGTAAACGGTTGAACAGTATAACAAAAATTGATAAATTTGTATGACTATGACGACAAGAGAACCTATCAGCATTGAAAACGGGCGGGTGGAAATCCACGCGCCGGAGAACCGTGTATGGCTCACGCGCCACCAGATTGCCGACCTGTTCGGAGTCTTCGTTCCTGCCGTGGGGAGCAACATCCGCTCCATACTCAAAAGCGGCATACTCCGTGAGGAGAGGGTTTACCGCCGGGAGCGCAACCGTGACGGCGGTATTGTCGAGCTGTATTCGCTCGAAATGATCGCCGCGCTGGCTTTCCGCTTAAAATCCGGGAATGCCGAAGCCTTCCGACGGTGGCTTGTCCGAAGGGCCACGACGACCGCCGTCGTCTGGCAGCTCCCCGGCATGAACACGATATTGAACTGAAAAAGAAGAACGGCCAAAACGTTGGCCGTTCTTCTTTTATACCCATTCCTGTCCCCCGATACATTTCTTCCGGGAATCTTCCAGGAATTTCTGTATCTCGGATTCCATGTATAGTACCTTGCCCTGAATCAAATAATAGGGAATGATCCGCGCCGTGCGGTATTCCTGCAATGTACGCCTGCTGATTTTCAGCAGCCGGGACAATTCCTCGTCGGTGACGAACCGCTCTCCCTTGAGTGTCCGGCCTCCGGAGGATTCCAGTTTATCCAGTGCCTTGCCGGCCTTTTCCAAACGCCGGAAGAGATCCGCCACACGCGGATCGTGCTTGTCGATGAAATAATGGCTCATAACGCGGCGGTATTAGGATAGTGCGACGATTGCAGCAGTTTCCCGACATCTTCCGGTTTGTAGAAGATTTTGTGACGGATGCGGCTGAAAGGCAGCAACCCTTTCTCCCGGTAGGTTTGCAGGGTACGTTTCGATATACCCAGCACGTCACAGACATCCTGGTTGTCCAGCCATTTTTTCAAACTCACGTCCTCTTGCCTGCGGCATAACGCCTCGGCTTTTCTTTCAATGGCTTCCACGTGCCCTGCCAGCGCGTCGAAAGCCTTCACGTCCATACTTATTATTTCCATGTTCTGTTTCATTTTTTGTTTCCCGGATGCCCAAAAGTACACAAATGAACAGTATCTTGTTATCAGCCAGTGGTATATGGACGTATCCGTCTTAAAAGTGGCAGCGAGTGGCGCCACGTCCGGCGGAAACGATCCTCCGCCGATACGGGATCGGCACGTTCCGATACGCCAATCGCCCGTGAAAGGAAATGTTCGCGGGCGATTTATCATTCCATGCAGGGTGAGCCGTGAACCGACTTTCGCGAGCGTTCACGGCATATCGTTTTCTCCCCGTTTCTCCCCCATAACCTTTTCCTCTCTTTTTTTTCATGCCGCGGAGCGCGGTATGGAAATCTGTTGTCAGTAGCAAAGGTAGTTAC